CATGGATGAGCAATTCAATCTACTTGTTAAAGCTGTAGAGGGGGATAAGCCGTATGACGAGTATCAAATGCTATCAAAGGATGAGCAAAAAGACTTTGATAAAGGTGAGCTATTATTCTAAGTATTAAATAGAACAGAGAACTGTATAATAGCAGTGTCAGTGACACAATTTCAATTATTCGGAGAATAACACATGAGCGACAAGACATATACAGAAGAAGAGTTTAACTCACTTCAAGCAAAATCAGATGACAACAAATCTAAGTTAGACGAGTTCCGTTCTAACAATGTTAAATTAATGAAAGACATGGAAACATTAAGCGCTAAGTTTGATGGGATAGACCTTGACGGCTACCAAGACATGGTTAAGCAACAACAGTCAATGAAAGATAAGAAGCTATTAGACGCAGGTAAGATTGATGAGCTATTAGAAGAGCGCACCAAATCTATGCGTGAGCTACATAACAAAGAATTAGAGAAGGTTCAAGGCACTAACAAGACTTTGAATACTCAACTAGAGACACTTGTTATTGATAACGCTGTGAGAGATTCAGCAGCAAAGTCAGGTGTAGTTGATACAGGTATTGATGACGTGTTACTACGCTCACAGTCTGTATTCTCATTGAAAGATGGTAAAGCAGTGCCACATGATAGAGATGGAAACGTCATTTATGGTGAAGGTAACAGTGAGCCAATGTCAGTACAAGAGTGGGTTAAGGTTCAGATGGAAGTAGCTCCACACTTGTTTAAGTCATCACAAGGTGGTGGTTCAGAGCATGGCAAGAACTTCTCAGGTAAAGGCTCACAAGAATTAACAGCACTACAGAAGCTCCAAGTTGGTTTCGCTAAATAAACCTTAGATACAATACCGTTTCCCCCTCTATGACTTCCCCGAGCTAGAGGGGTTTTTTTTGTATGCTATGTAAATTTATCACATTTATACATTTGTTTATGATATATTAGCGTCAACTCGTCATAGAATGGCGCTTAACCCTACATTGACCCAGTGGTGATATAGTAGTAGAATATTTTTATTTTCTGCCCTATAACTAAAACAGGGCAATTTAGGAGTCCATTATGGCATCTGTAACTCTTGCTGAATCAGCAAAATTATCACAGGACATGCTTGTAGCTGGCGTTATTGAAAACGTCATTACAGTAAATCCCTTTTATGACATCTTACCGTTTCAATCAATTGACGGAAACTCATTAGCATACAATCGTGAAAACGTATTAGGTGCTTCTCAGTGGACAGGCGTTGGTGACACAATCGCAGCTGGTAAAGCAGCAGCGACTTTCACTCAGGTTACTACAAGTCTTACGACTTTAGTAGGTGACGCTGAAGTGAATGGCTTAATTCAAGCTACTCGTTCAAACATCACTGACCAAAAGGCTGCACAAGTTGCATCTAAAGCTAAGTCAATCGGTCGTGCTTTCCAAGACAAAATGATTAATGGAACTGGTTCTTCAAACCAAGTTACTGGTCTATTAAGTTTAGTAGCATCAGGTCAAACTAAGTCTGGCGCAACTAACGGTTCAGCTTTATCATACGACTTGTTAGACGAAACTCTTGATATGGTTACTGATAAAGACGGTCAAGTAGACTACATGTTAATGAACGCTCGTACTATCCGTTCATACTACGCTTTGCTTAGAGCATTGGGTGGCGCAGGTATCGGTGAAGTTATTACTTTACCTTCAGGCGCACAAGTACCATCTTACCGTGGTATTCCAATCTTCCGTAACGACTACATCCCAATCACTCAGACTAGAGGAACAAGCACAGCTTCTACTTCTATCATGATGGGTACTTTAGATGACGGTTCAATGTCTCATGGTATCGCAGGATTGACTGCTTCTTCAAACGCAGGTGTATCAGTAGAAGAGTTAGGCGCATCAGAAACTAAGGACGAGTCAATCACTCGTGTTAAGTTCTACAACGGTCTAGCTAACTTCTCTGAGAAGGGTCTAGCAATGTTGAACGGTATTACTAACTAATATTGTTTGATGAAATCCACCTATCTTCGGGTAGGTGGTACTAATTAAGGAAAAATTATGGCATTAGACGCAACTCCAAACGGAACTACTTCGGATAGTTATGTTTCAGTATCAGACGCTGATGCCTACCATGCAACACATTTGTACTCTACAGACTGGTCAGGTGCTACAGAGGCTAATAAAGAGATAGCCCTAAAGATGGCTACTCGTATCTTAGATGAGAAAGTAGACTGGTCAGGCTCAAGAGCAACAAGCACCCAGTTATTAGGATGGGGTAGAATAAATGTAACAGATGACGGTCAAACCGTAGAGTCTACAGTTATTCCACAAGCAATCAAGAACGCAACATCAGAGTTCGCTAAGTCTTTATTAGCAAGTGACACTACAGGTGACGCTCAAGGTAAAGGATTAACAAGTTTGGTTGTAGGCTCAATTGAATTAACCTTTGATAAAACTGATACATCAGGTGTATTACCATCTATCGTTCAGGAAATGTTAAGAGGTTGGGGTACTATTCATGCTCGTGCTAAGTTTGGCACGGTAGCGTTAGTGAGAAGTTAATGGGTTTAAGAGATGCTATTCTCAGCGCTGTTAGTTCAGCAATAGACGCAACGGGTGATATTGCTGAGAGCATTACATTTGTAACAAAGACTAACTCTGAATATGACGTAGCCTTTGGGCAGAATGTAGCTACAGAGACCAACTACACTATCAAAGCTATTATATCGTTTGACGATAACACTATTTCAGGCAAGGGCAGTAGTAACACCACTGACAAAGCGTTCACAGGTGAAATCACAGCGCTATTCGCTTCTAAAGGATTAGCGTTCACACCTAAGACAAAAGACATTGTAATTCGTGGTAATGAAAGATACGTTATTACAGATATTAAGAAAGACCCTGTAGGAGCATCTTATGCTCTTAAATTGAGGAAGGTCGGATGAGTTTTGATAGCGACATAAAAAGATTCAGTGATAAAGTAAAGGTATCCATAGACAAGGCTGTTCGTACAGTTGCGTTTGATGCTTTTGGTATGGTGGTCAAGAAGACTCCAGTTGATACAGGTCGTGCTAGAGGTAACTGGAACATTTCAGTAGGCTCTATTGACTACAGTGTTAATGAAAATGCTACAACAAAGAAGTCTCCAGACATTAAAAAAGGTGATGGTTTAAAGCCTATATTTATTACTAATTCGCTTGAGTATATTGAAGACCTAGAAAATGGAACTTCACAGCAAGCGCCTAATGGTATGGTAGCTATTACAGTTAATGAGATTAGAGGTAGATTGTCATGAGTTTCGGTAATGAACGCCTAGTAATTGAGAATAGATTTAAATCTCACTGGAGCTACACAACTGTAGCATGGGAGAATGTATCATTTGATATACCCAACAATACAGAGTGGGTTAGGTTCACTATCTTAAATGGTTCAAGCGCTTACAGAGCAATCAATAATCTAAAGAGACACACAGGATTAATTGTTGTTCAAATATTTGCTCCAAGAGACACAGGAACAAGTACAATAAGAAAGTATGCGGACATAGTGACAAGCATTTTTGACGGAAAGGAGTTTAGTGACGTAGTTTGTGATGTAGCTAACATTGAGACTGTGGGAACTGACGATATTTGGCATCAAGTGAATGTAACAATTCCATACTGGAGAGACGAATGAAAAACGCAATAATTTTATACCACCCAAAAGGTGGCAAAGACGGTGTAACGCCACACCCTTCAAAGATTGAAGAAATGAAGGCGAAAGGTTGGGCGGAAAAGTCTGAAACAAAATCTAAAACAAAAACTATAGTAAAGGAGCAAGACAATGGCAAATCATAAAGGTAGCGAAGGAACAGCTAAAATCGGTGCAAACTCAATTGCAGAAATTAAAGACTGGAGTATTTCAGAATCAGCAGAAACTATTGATACATCTAAAATGGGTGACTCAGCTAGAACTAAGACTGTAGGTCTAACTACAGCTAGTGGTTCATTGACTGCGTTTTGGGATGAGACTGATACTACAGGTCAAGGCGCTATAACAGTAGGTGCAGAAGTTGCATTGAACTTATACCCTGAAGGCGCAACTACAGGCGATACATTCGCTGCATTAACAGCAATCATTACTGAGAAAGGTGTATCAACTACACTAGACGGTATGGTTGAAACATCAGTTAGTTTTGAAGCTACTGGTGCTGTTGTTTGGGCTGCGGTTGCTTAATGGGTATTTTAGATAACGCTAAGTCGCATTTCGATAA